GATCCAGGAGGTGAACACGAATGAGTTTAAAGCTCGTAAAATATAAAAAGAAAGAGTGGCAAAATGTTGCTGATTGTATTAGAAGTGACCAAGTACCAGCTTTTGAAGTACAATTAATATTTGACCAAAACAAAGATTTTCACAAATGGTACAAAAAGAAATATTTAAATGATTGATAAATTATTAGTAAATGAATTAGATAAAACAAGTAGCGACAAGGAAGTCGCTATTTTACTTTCTGGAGGAGTGGATAGTTTATCTATATTATTTGCGGCAAGAAGATTAAATAAATCAATCACAGCATATACGTTTCATTTAGATAATCAACCTACTTATGATTCAAATAAAGCAGTTGAAGTATGTAATATGTTTGATGTCAAATGTAAAGTTATTGAAATACCTACAGGTAATTTAGAAGTTGATTTTATTAGATTAGCAAAAACAATTGGTTGTAAAAAGAAAACACATTTTGAATGTTGTTTTCCTTTTTTATATGTCTATCCTGAAATAAAAGAAACTGAAGTATTAAGTGGTTGGGCAGCAGATGGTTACTATGGTATTAGTAAAAAGGCTATTCTACATTATACAAAAGGAAAATCTAAATCTAAATTTGATGAGTTTAGAGATATTTACTTTTCAGAAAACAATAGAGCTGGTTATCTATGGCATAATAGAGTTGCTGAACTAAACAATAAAAAGTTTATTACACCTTACTTGTCTGATAGTGTTAAGAAGTTTTTTTATGATAAAGATTGGTATGAACTAAATCAGCCATTTCAAAAACATCACGTAGTAAATGCCTTTGAAGAATTTAAACAATTTAAATTTAAGAAACATATTAATTTACAATTAGGTTCTAACGTAGATAAATTATTTGAAACCTTAATTGAAAATAAAAATATAAATGTTAAAAATAGAAAAAGAGTGATGGATATTTGTAGAGATTGGTCTATACAAGTACAAAGTCACGCAATACTACCAATATGATATTAGTTGATTTAAACCAAGTACTGATTTCAAATCTGATGGCTCATACTAGAGGTCAGTTAGATGAAATACCAGATAAAGATATGTTAAGACATATGGTACTTAATTCTATACGAGGTTACAATCTTAAATTCAAACAAGATTATGGAATACCAGTATTATGTGCTGATGGTTCCAATCCTTGGCGTAGAGATATATTTCCATATTATAAACACGCAAGAAGAAAAGGTAGAGACGAATCAGCAAAAGATTGGACTAGTCTATTTCAATTAATAAGTGAGATACGAGAAGAAATTGCTAAAAACTTTCCTTACATAGTATTACATATTGATAAAGTGGAAGCAGATGATATTATAGCTGTACTTGTAAAAGAAAATCATAGTAAAGAAAAGATTATGATTGTTTCTGGTGATAAAGACTTCATACAACTTCAGAAATATCCAAATGTAAAACAATATGCGCCTATACAAAAGAAGTTTGTAGAGGGTGAAGACCCAATTAAATATTTACACGAACAAATTATAAAGGGTGATAGATCAGATGGTGTACCTAATATACTGTCACCTGATGATATATTTACAACTAACGAAAAACAAAGACCTATAAATAAAAAGAGATTAGAGGAATGGGCGAATATAGAAAACATACCTCTAGGTTCAGAAACTAAAAAGTATTATGAACGAAATAAGAAATTGATTGACTTGGAAGAGATTCCTGGTCTTATATATAATGATATACTGAATAAGTATAAAAACTATACTGTACCAAACAGATCGCTACTGTTGACTTACTTTATAGAGAATAAATTGAAATCATTGATTGAAAATATAAATGATTTTTGAAAACATACGTATGGAGAATATAAAATGGCCGATCAAAACCCTAACTTAATTCCAAAAAAGAATATGGAAGCCATTGCTAATACAAGAGGCAGTGGAAAACCATTAGTTAGTGAAATCTTTACAAAAGTTAATAACGCTAAAGACAAACCTAAAAAAATAGAAGTTTTAAGACAGCACGCTAGTCCTGCAATAAAACAACTATTAAAAGGTTGTTTCGATCCTAAAATTGAATGGGATTTACCTCCTGGAACACCACCATTTATGGAAAATGATGTTCCGATTGGTACAGAACATACTTTATTAGAAGTAGAAGCAAAACGTTTATGGCACTTTGTTAAAGGTGCAGATCCTAAGTTAAACAAGTTAAGAAAAGAAACTATGTTTATACAAATACTAGAGGGTCTTCACAAAGACGAAGCACAAGTTTTAATAGATGTAAAGAATAAATCATTAAACAAAACTTACAAAGGTTTAACTGCAGATATGGTTAAAGAAGCCTTTGGTTGGAACGATAATTTCGTTAAACCTTAACGAATCAATAGAATAAAGGGTGTGACAATTAATGTTCACCCTTTGTTCTTCTTTAAAACCCTTATTTTTACTACCTTTTTTAACCAAAATACCAGTTGACAAACTCAATTTTTTAGTGTATTATATAAATATATTAACAAAGAGAGGATATATTATATTATGAGATACTTGATTACATTAGTTACGTTATTAGGAACTCTATTTGCGTTTTTGATGTGGGGTTTCAACACAGCAAATGCTGGTGAACAATACAATAAAGCAGTTATAGGCCACGTGGTACAATCAAAAGTAAATGGTACCAATGTAGATGTAAATAAACTGTTTGAACAAGAAATGGAAAGGGTAGCGCATCAGTTTACCTTAGAAATGATTGTTGTAATGCAGACTTATTTACCAGCAATATTAGACGGTGTAGCCGCTGATTTAAGATTAAAGGCCGATAAAGAATATAAGTGTAGTTTATTAAAAGACACTTCTATAAAAGACGACTGTAAATAAATGAATATATTTACTACCAACATAATAATGTGGGAATATCTTTTTGCTTTCTTTGTAATACTTATTATATTATATTTTAAAACTTAAAGGAGATTCAAATGTCAGATAAAAAATTAAAAGTCAAAAAACTTTTAAAAAGGGAATTATCTGTAAAATCTGAATACAAAACCACGTATAAAGATATTAAAAAATATTTTAAAATTATTAATGAATCAGTATTTGAAAAAAAACTTTCACCTTTTAATAGAATTGAGATTAAACAAATTAGAGATAAAAAGAAATACTGTTATGGATATGTTGAAGTGTTAGAATGGGAAAGAAAAGGTACAAGAGTTTATAGACTTCAAATGCAACCTTTTTATAGAAATAAAAAAGAATTTGTGAACACGTTAGGACACGAAATGGTACACCTATACCAAATGGCAAATTTAGGTGATTCAGGTAATCATAACAAACTATTTTATAGTTTTGGACCAAAGTTAAAAGAAATTGGTTTAAATCTATAATTAATTAAGGGATATATAATGAGTGAAGTGAGAAAGAAAAGTAAGGAATTAGACCATTATCTTAGAGAAAAAATAGGTGAAGCTATAATTCAAATACGAGAACTAAACAAACCATCAAATTTACCAGGAACACAAAAGTTATATTATACAGGTAACTGGTCAAAAGACATCTACGATAATTTTACAGAAAAACAAGCAGAAAAGATATTTGAAAATGTTGAAAAACTAAAAAATGGTTTAACATTTTTTCAGGTAAAAATACCATCTTTTAAAGATAGTGAGGGAGAGGAGTGGTCAGGTTATGAATATTATGTTAAAAAAAATTAAATCTTTAAGTACATTTAAAATAGTCATTAGTGTATTACTATTCCACATTATACTTTTTTCTGTAGGTACGTTTTTTCCTAATCCCATTACAAAACATTATCTAAAAAAAGATATAGAAAAATATTATACAGAGTGGGCAAACAATTTAGGTTTACAAGAACCTGATTTTGAATATACAAACGATATGCAATTTGTTCAAGCTGTACGTAAGTGTGTTGATTGGGTAAACTTTGAGACACCAAGATTTGAAAGGGTACCTATTGAAATGATTGTATCTCAGGCAGTATTAGAATCTGGTTGGGGTACAAGTAGATTTGCTGTAGAAGGTAATAATTTATTTGGTATTAGAACTTATGATAAAACTGTTCCACATATGTTACTAGAAGGTAGAACTAAATGGAGAGGTTGGGGAGTTAGAGTATTTCCTACTAAATGTCAAGGTGTAAAATATTTTGTAGAACTATTAAATAATCACCCAGCATATGAAGAATTTAGAGAAACAAGAAATAAGATGTTAATATTAAATAAACCTTTAGATTCAAAAGTTTTAGTAAAAACATTAAAAGCATATTCAACAACACCTGATTATGCAGAACGTGTTAATTATATAATAGACTCTATAAGAGAACAAGAAGAATTATCAAGTGAATTACCTATAAAAACAAAAGAAGATTCAAAAGTTAAAAAAGATAAACCCACTAATCAATAAATAATACTATGTTTTTAACATTACTTACATTCTTATCAGCCATTAGTATTTCTATTATTGCTGCTGGTTATTCAATCATAGGATTAGCAACATTATTTGCTGGAGCAGTTGTACCAATTATTGCAATGGGTACAGCATTAGAGATAGGTAAACTTGTTGCCGCCAGTTGGTTATATCAAAATTGGAAGTCAGATGTACCTAAACTTTTAAAAGCATATTTGTTTACTGCAATCATAGTTTTAATATTCATTACATCAATGGGTATCTTTGGTTTCTTGTCAAAGGCACACTTAGATCAAGTCAAACCAACTTCAAGTAATATGATTAAAGTACAAACAATAGACAATCAAATAGTAAGACAACAAAATATAATTGATAGAGCAGAAAAAACTTTAACTCAATTAGATAAGTCTATTGAAGTTTATTTAAACAATGAATATGCAACTAGAGGATTAAAAGAGAGAAAGAAACAAGAAGAAGAAAGAACTGAATTAAATAACGCAATTAAAAACGCAAGTGATGAGATTGCGAAATTATCAGATGAAAAAGCAAATCTTCAATTACAACAAGATAAGATAGAGGCAGAAGTCGGTCCTATAAAATATGTCGCTGAATTGATATACGGTAAAGAAGCTCAAGGTCATTTTGATGAGGCAGTTAGAATAGTCATACTTATATTAATATTTGTATTTGACCCACTTGCTGTACTTCTCTTAATCGCCGCAAACATATCATTAAGACAATGGCGTTTAAAAAGACAACTTACACAAGCCAAAAATGAAGAAGATATTAAAAGTAAATTAGAACGACAACAAAAGAAACTACAAGTATTAGGTAAAAAACAAAGAGATTATAAGAAATTGATGACTACTATGGGTGAATTTAAGGATATGTCACCAGACGAAATCAAAGTAAAACTTGATCAAATCTATGATTGGAATGACAAAAATTAAGGGTTGACAAACAGTCTTAATTATGATATATTATATAATGGAAAAGCGATATGATAACAATAAACGATTTAAATAGAATACTAAACTCTAAAAACATAAAAAGAATTGACAATGCTTTAAAAGCTTGTAAAAATTCAGAGTCACAATGGGCTAAAAATTATTGGTCTAACGTGTGGAAAAAATTATCACAAAAATATAGTCATTTAGAATTAAATATATCTAAGACTTTGAAAGAGGCAATAGATAAATGAATATATTTTATTTAGATAAAGACCCTATCAAAGCAGCAGAATATTCGTGTGATAAACACGTAGTAAAAATGATTTTAGAATCTGCTCAAATGTTATGTACTGCACATAGAGTACAAGACGGTGAAATGGTTGTAGGTAAATCTGCTACAGGTAGAAAGAGAACTACATATAAACACCCTAATCCAAATATGGATAATATATTGTATGGTGCTGGTTGGTTAAAACACCCTAGTTGTATTTGGGTTATGGAAAGTGCTTACAATTACATATGGTTGTATAAACATATGATGGCTCTTGGTGATGAGTACACAAAGAGATATGGTAAAACACATTTAACAATTGAAAAGTTGGGCGACTTATTAAAAACACCACCTAAAAATGCTAAAATTAATGTAAAAGGAAGAGACGCAACACCAGCGATGCCAGATGAGTGTAAAGTACCTGGTGATGTAGTACAAAGTTATAGAAATTATTATATTATGAAAAAGAAAAGATTTGCTACTTGGAGAGCTCCAGCGATAATACCCGAATGGTATCAAAAAGGTATAGAGAATGCCAGGTAAGTGGGATGGTAGAAGTCGAATATCTACACAACAATACAAAGATAATTACGATATGATATTTAAAAGAAATCCAATTGCAAAAGAAGTCAGAACACCAAAATACAAATCTAAAGTTGTTAAACCTAAAAAAGGAAAAGGTAGCTTTAAGAGATTAAAAAATGTTATGACAGAACAACAATGGATAAATGAACTAACAAAAGGCAGAGAATGATATTAGAAGATGAATCAATTGTAATAAGTAGAGAACAATCAAAAAGAGCAAGAGACGAAAGATTGGCTTCAGAAAGAGGTATGTTAAGACTATACACATCTACAGAAGAAGATATATTAAGAGAAGGACTAAAAGACAGTGAAACTAAAGAAAACTAAAAAAAAGATAAGTAAACAAAAAATTTACGAATATAATCCTGACAGCAAAGTTGTTAGATGGAGATATGTAAATGAAGACCCTCAGAAGTTTGGTTGGCCAAACTATGGGCGTATATTAAAAAAATAGAAACGGAGATAATAGTTATGATAAGAAGTAGAATGATTGATGCAATAAAAGCTCACGCAAAAGGGCATATAAAAAAACATACAATGAATGTTGAAGCATTTCTAAACAATCCTGTTGGAGTAGGTGAACACCCTGACATCATAGAAACGATTGAAAAAGAAATAGATATGATTGCGAAGTACCACGATCAATTAGAAGTTATAAAAAACTACATTGAAAAAGACCCACTAAAACCTAATGTTCAATAAATTAATTCAAAAAATAGGTAAATGGCACTCACGTCTGTATTTAATTTATTTACAATGGTGGAAAAATTAATGCCGTTATATTCATTTTTTAATAAAAAAACTAAAAAAGAATATGACGATTATATGACAATCGCCGAAAAAGAAGACTTTTTAAAGAAAAATAAACATATAACACAGATAATCAAATCAATAAATATTGTTAGTGGAGTTTCAGGTATAAGTCACAAAACAGACCGTGGATGGAATGACAATTTAAGTAGAATTGCAGAGGCGCATCCAAAAAGTCCACTGGCACAAAGATATGGAAAAAAGACCATAAAACAATCCCAAACAGAACGTGTTTTAGAAAAACACAGAAAACGAATTAGAGGTAAAAAATAATGGCAGACGATATTCCAGATTATATGCGTGGGTTTGATCTCAATGAAGATTGGGGTATCACACCTGTTTCAAATGTACCAAAAGAAGAAACACAACCTACAATAGACCCAAGTGTTTTAGAAAATTCAAATATAGAATTATCAAAAGTCAAATCAGATGTATCTGATATTAAATCTATGATGAATGAGATAATGCAGATTGTTGCTGAAAAAGAAACAGTCACAAAAGAGATAACTGAAGAAACAATTAATCAAAGATTTAAAGATATTGAAAAGATTGTATTACCTTTTTTATACAACTTATCAAAATCAGACGAACCTTATATACATTGGCCAAATAGAGGTCCAATTATTAAGGCACAAATAGAGAAAATCTTAAAACTAACAAGAGGTTAATATGATAGCACAAGACATAAAAGCAAAACATAAAGAGCTCAAAGGTAAAGTAAATGAAGTTGAACAAGTTAGAAATAATGATAGATCAAGTTATAGTTGGTTACAATTAAGAGAACTCAAAAAACTTAAACTTAAAGCAAAGGATAAACTAAATGAAATTAAGCAAAAGCTTCACGCTTAGAGAGTTAGTAAAATCACAAACTGCCGAAAGGGAGGGGATTAATAATAATCCTAGTGAGGCACAAATTGAAGCGTTACAAAGATTATGCGAAAACATTTTACAACCAGTCCGTGACCATTACGGTATGCCAGTAACAGTATCTAGTGGATTCCGATCAGCACAATTATGTACAAGAATTGGCTCATCAGTTAATTCGCAGCATACATTAGGTCAAGCAGCGGACTTTGAGATATATGGTATTTCAAACCAAGAATTGGCACATTGGATTGATAAGAACTTAGATTATGATCAGATGATACTGGAGTTTTGGACACCTGAAGATAAAAATAGTGGGTGGGTGCATTGCTCTTATAAAAATCCTGAAGAAAATAGAAAAGAGTTTTTACGTGCTTTCCGTGATGAAAATGGTAAAACACATTATGAAAAATACTCTTACATCAAATATAATAATCAGGAACCTACAAAAGACGAATTAGATAATATGATGATGTCAAAAGGTATTTAAACTTGACAAAATAAAGAAAGTGTGATATATTATATATTATGGTTAAAAAATTTAATTTTATTGATTTAGATAAATCAAAATTACCTCAAACAGTTGGTAAAAAAATAGACGGATTTAGGTTTTACGAAATAGACGGTAAAGCGTATCCTTCTGTAACAACTGTTTTAGGTATACAAAAGAAACAAGATTTACAAGCGTGGCGTGATAAGATTGGCGAAAAAGTTGCTGATTGGGAAATGGGTAGAGCTGCTCGTAGAGGTAAAGCAACACATACTTTAGTTGAACAATACATCAAAGGTTTAACACCAAGTGAAAGAGGTGTACTTCCTTTAGGTTTGTTTAGATTATTAAAACCTTATGTAGATCAAATAGATAACGTACATTTATTAGAAACAATAATGTATAGTCCTAAACTCACAATCGCTGGTCAAGTAGATTGCGTTGCTGAGTATAACGGTAAATTATCTGTCATAGACTTCAAAACAGCAAACTCAGAAAGAAAAGAAAACTGGATAGAAAACTATTTTATGCAGTGTTCTGCTTATGCTCAAATGTATGAGGAAATGTTTGGTAAGGAAATAGAACAAGTTGTAGTCTTACTTGCCGCTGAAGATGGATCTGTAACTTCTTATATCAAAGAAAAGAAAGAATATATGCCTAAGTTAATGAAATCAATAGAAGACTTTTATAAATATTACGAAGAACAAAATAAAGACAAAGTCAAAAGTACGACATAAATTAAAAAGGTGATTTAAACTTCCTACTTGCGACCTTAACAGCTAAAGGGGAAAATGAAAAAATTAATTTTAGGAATAGTATTATTCTGTACAAGTGTATTTGCTGACCACGAAAATGGAGAAGACAACCAAGGTTTATATTGGAGACAGTTACCAGTTGTTTGTGGCGAAGCAAGTGTTGTTGATAGTTATATAGAATTAAATGACTTTGAAGCGGTTGCCGTTAGTTTGGGTAGAGAATCATCTAAACCAGAAGGCGAACCTGTTTTTATGGTAACGTTTTATGCTAATAATAGAA